TGTCTGTCCAGGAATACTATGATATACTGAATGATTATGCTGAGGAGCTCCATTAAGTTTAGTTTCCCTCATCGTAATAGTAACTGTTTGGTTACCAATAATATCTACACCAGTAGTTTCAACAACTTCATCATATCCAGTGGTTGTAATTCTACCAAGTGAAAAATAATCATCTTGCTGATTTTGATCAAAATACCAGGCACCACCTGTCGTGCCAACTCCTAAAGAAGAATTACCAACGTTAGGTGAGTTTGATCCATAAACAGAAGAGTTACCGACAATTTTCTTTGCAATGGTGTCAGGTACAGCAAATGTTCCTAAGTATGGGTCTCCCCAATTTTCCATCACATTAAACTTATTGATACCTTCAATTGATCCATCAGATCCAACTCTAACTATTGCTTGAGCACCTGATCCACCACCACCACTAAGAGTGACAGTGGGAGGATTATCTGGATCATATCCAAGACCACCAGTTCCTACATCAATTGAAATAACCTTTCCAGATTGAATATCAATATTTGCTATCGCAGTTGCTTGAAGTGTGAGAGCTCCTGCTGGTGGTGGATCAATATTAACTGTTGGGACACTGCTATATCCAGATCCACCATTTGTTAAATCAATTCCACTACTTGACCTACCACCATATTGATTTCCAATAATTTCATATAATGCTGGATAGTCACCAATATTATGAACAGATCCATCACAATATAAGTATCCTTCATGAGTGTATGCAGGATCATCGCCAAATTGGTATGAGTTACCTGATGTGTCTGTTAATGCTGGATAGTTAGTAGCATTAAATTTAATAAAATTGTGATCATACGAATTTTGACCCGTCTTTAAATTGGATACAATTGCTCCAATTGGGGTCGTATCTACTAAGATATCTGTTAAAAATCCAGTTCTGCTATTTCTATAACTCTGCGACATAATTAGATCTTAATTAGATATTCCATAACAATAAATGGAGAAGTTGCTGAATCCACCGATACTGATGCATCTACACCAATATCCATTGTTGTTATAAGGTTTTCAGGTGGAACAATAATTGCTCTAGTCTTCACCTTGTATGTATGCTCATTATTCTCCAAATCAATTCTATGAATGTGCCTTGTTGGGTCTTCACCAGCAGTAATTGACAAATCTATTGTATCTGTAACTATATTTTCAATATCTGGTGTGCAACGAGAATCTTGAACATTCTGATTACTTTGTAAAGGAAGAACATCATACAAACTATTGTTATTGAAGTCTTCAGGAACACCAGACGCACCCTGGATATATGTTGCTGGAACATCATTGCTTGAATCTTGCGATGCACTACCGTCATCAAAAAAACATATAAATGCAAGAAGCAAATTGATTTCGTTGGTATACATATATCTTGTTAGGTTTGACTGGTCAGCAGATCCTTCTAATTGTGATCTATCAACTGTGAAAGATTGATTTGTCAAACAATTGTATGTGTATTGCTCACCAGCACCAAAAATACATCCACCGTAATAAATTGTTTGGAATAGTCCAGACCCCCAAACAGGTTGACCACTAAATGACGTACCAGAGTTTGGATTCCATGGATCAATTGCAAGACATGGTTGTTGACCACTACCAGGAGTACCACTGTCGTTTTCAGTTGCATCTAACCAGTCTTGCACATCAATTGTAGACGCATTTCTGCGACCAGTTTGACCCTGACCTGTTGGTTCAGATGTTGAATTTTCATTTGTTGATAAGTTTCTTGCTCTAGTTGCAGAGTGAAAATGTGCATGTGGATGTAAAGCATTTTCTTCAACACCTTCTACATCTGTGTAATGAGTATCGCCAGCATAAGTATATGATGGTCTTCCTCTAACTGGAATTTCTTGAGAGGGAACACTAATTTCACCAGAATATGTAATTCTTACAGTTTCACCGATAGCAGAAACTGCTTCAATACCAATACCAGATCTACTAAGTTCATTTCCAAGTTCATTCTTAAGTCTAATATTGTTGTATACACCTGCGTTAGCACCAGATGTTGGTTCTGGATATTTAGAACCAAGATCAGGAACAGTAAATTGAGTTTCTGTTATTACATCTAATATCGTACCATCAATATTTCTCCTGAGAAATTTTGATTGCTCTCCCGTGCCAAGAATTGAAGCTAACTGAGGGTAATCATCTGCGAAATATTTTGTCCCGTCACATTTTAAATATCCTGCAGGTAAATTGATAACATTTGCACCGTCTGCTGGGTCTCCATCATACTGAACAGGCCAAATAATAATCTGACCCGTCAGGTTACCATATTTTGCTCTTTCTTTTGAGTAAAATGTTGCCATTAGAATGCCTTTATGATGAATGTGATAGTGACACTTGGTTGAGCTACATCACATGAAATATTTAGAGCATTTTCCAGACTCTCTGCTTGAAGTGATGATCCATCTGCATCTGATGCAGTATGTGATGGTGGTCCAGACATGGATCCAAGACCTTGCTGAATTTCAAAACTACCATGATTATGTGATCGGAAAGCTTGAACTAGAGGATCTTTATTTGAAGCAGCAAGATTTAAACTTACTGGAAAAGCACCATGTCTAAACTGGAGATCGTAACTTCCTGATACTAGAGCAGGTGTATTTAATGTAACTTCATACTGACCAGTCGCATCATTTAAAATCATTGATTCAACATATGCTCCCTCTCTTAGTACATCATATTTTTCATCAGTATTTACTGGAGTAACATACATCAATGGAGTAATTGCATCATATTGAAACCAGTTATTAGGAAATGTTCCATATGGAGTTCTAATGTCAGTTCCTGATGGTAAAATTACTTTATTTGTAGCACTCAAGCTACATCCAGCAACAGAAAATACAGGAGAAGTTTCTGGATTGTCTACGAGACCATCAGATCTAATCGGAGCACCAGTATCATATCCTAAGAAGTTTGGTCTACTTCTTTCTGTCATTGGTTTAGGGAAGTAACCAACATGACATGGTGTTTTGTGTGTATCAACAGGTACAGAATCAATGATTTGATCTGTTTCACCACGACCAAATAGTGTCTGTGTATAGGTATCTGTTGCGTGACCAGATCCTCTACTTGCACCATCTCTAAAGTTATCTTCACCAGCAGGAACAAATCCCCAATAATTTTTTCCTGTACTGTCCTGAATAAATTCCATGAATGTATCACATCTTGGCAAAGTATTTTCTTTATTGCCATCACCATAGAAAGTAATAAGCTCTGCACCAGATTGCCAGGTTGTTGGTTCTGTTGCTGCAAGGGCACATGTATTCGGACCTTTAGATCTACTACACTGGTTAGAACTGGATGCGTTACCAGTCATGACAATACCAGTGTCAGTTCTAAATGGCATTGGACCAGCACCAGTTGGATTAACAGATCCAAGAGAATCTGAGTGTCCATGTGGCGGAGTATGATTAATGCCGAGTTTTCTGTTTAATGTGTGAATAGTCTCTAAAAAATCTGGTGAAGATAGTGTGATATCAGTGAACTTGAAATATAGATTGCCAGTCAAATTTAATGAGAAATCAATATCGGCAGTTGCTTCGTGTGTAGTTCTAATTGCAACTGTCTCACCATATTCAGAAACTAAACTACCAATAGTAGTTCCATTGTCATCAAATACAGTATCTGCTGCGTCTGGTTGCCCATATTGATATTCAGCAATATCAAGATGATATCTTTCTAGATCCATCAGGACACTGTTTGAAATTTGAGGCAATCTAAATGTTGCATCAGTTCCATAGTATGGAAACTCTGGGTGATTTCCCAACTGATCCGTCATATCTCCACCATAGGTATCACCTAAAACAGATGCCAACAACGGATAGTCAGCAGCATTTAATGTTTGTCCAGTACAAACAGTCCACCCCTTAGGAATATTAGAGGAAAGGAATCCCGTTCCCCCATCTCCTCCCCATGGCATGATGGTGCCAATTTTGGCAACCCTCATGCTTTTAATTGAGTCGTAGTATGCAGTCATGTCTTTCTCTTTAGAGTTCCATCAACCACCAACCTCTGAGTGAAGGTGGAATTGTTCTTGCATTTGCAGATCCTTCAATGTCAACGACGCCAACATATAAAAGACCAAATGCAGCATTACGAGACTGAATTACAAGTTCTCCAGAATCCCACGTGGTAGTTAGTGTTTGACCAGCACCAGCACCAATTCTAGAACCAATACCATCACCTTGGATTGGAGTTGCTGCATTAGCAATCTTCAATGCCCTAATAACCATGCTAGTATTGTAAGTTAAATTACCACTAAGTTCAACAAATCTGATCATATCGCCAGTTTGTGCGTTATCTGGCAGGTAGAGAACCATATTGCTTCCAGAAGAAGCATTAACAATATAATTATTATTTACCTGTAGTGGATTGTCTTGCTGCTGTCCGATACCAGTTGAGGGGTCAAATGCAACATAAGTTTGTCTTCTACCACCATTACCAGTCCAATATTTCTCAATACCGAATGAATCAATAGCATTGTTTTGATAGATTTTGAAGTCTTTATCGCCTTCTGTTCCACTCTGACCAGCAGATCCTAGGTTATCAATATGGAACAGTACCTCAGATGATAATTCAGTCTCTCTAACCTTACCTGCCTGATAGAAGGATTCGCCCATTAAGACATTACCTTCTTTGTTAGTAACACGGAAGGATGTCTCAGTAGAACAGATGCCATTCATCTGACAATCATCATAATAAACTTTGAGGTCACCGTAAGCAGTTACACCACCCTTGATTGTTAAACCATTAGTGTTATTAACTGGATCTTCAATTGATCCGTCACCAGAGTGACCATCATCATTAGCGACAGTCATGACCAGAGTCTTGCCATCAGAACCATACATTCTGAGAGCACCACTGTAGATTGTTAGATCATCATAGATATCAGTTTTACCGCCACCAAAGAGATAAACAGGATCAGTTCCAACAGTATTTGGAACTCTAACCTGCTTAGGCATCTTGATTGCATAGAAAGCATCAAGTGATCCATCAACACTATCAGCAACGAAGAATTCGGTGCCAATTCTCATCATTGTGAAGTAATCTAGTTTTGGAGAAATTAGATCAGCGTCACGTAAAGTAAGTTCTAGTCTTATGTTACTGGTGTTTGGATCGCGTGCTTTACGTACAGCAGCACGTCCTGCTTGTGTATCAGGAAGATCATGCAATAGTGTGGTAGTTCTATCATACTTTTCAAGTTTGACAACTTGAACACCTGCTTGGAATACTTGTGCAGTTGTTCCTTCTATTCCACGACCACCACTTGGGTATGCAGCATTACTAGAAGTTGGTAGATAGAATAAACCATTTTGCTCATAAGGAGTATCAGTAATCTGAATGATCTCAATTTGAGAATCAGTAACATACATTGCAACCAAATCACCAACCATGAAGGAAGTGAGATTTGAATTGATTTGAATATTGGATGTAGCAGCAGCAATATTTGCAGAAAGAGTAGAAATTGGTCCAGTTGTCAATTCAGTCTGAGGATCAAATCTATAGACTGTACATTGATCAACATCTGCTGTGTATGCAGAAGGTGATGTACCAAACTGTTCTGCTAAGAAGAATACTGTTCCGTGAACATTACCAATCCTAGTATCACCTGTACAAGTGTCAACCTCAAATGTCGTGATTGGAATTGTATTACCATTTGTAATAGTAAGTTTGTCATTAGTTGGTGCATTAGTGAATGGAGTTGTGCAGTTACCATTCAGAGATAGTTTACCATTGATAACAGTTGTTTCAGCATTGAAGATTGTATCTCCATTTACAGTATTAATCTCAAATACAATTTGTTCATTGCCACTATCACATCCATTCTTGATTCTAAATTTCTTCTCAATTTGATCAAGAAGCGTCTTAACTTTAAATACCTCACCAATATCAAATACACTGTTGTTTGCACTTGATTCTCTACCAATAATTACATAGTCAGCAATAGCAATTTCACCACCAAACTGTGCAAGATAGACATTCTCGTCATTACCAACGGAATCAATTGTTTGCTCAGTCCAAGTAGCATCAAACTGTACAATACACTTGTAGATAGAAGTTCTATCTGGATGTGCATTACTAACACCAGTGAAAGTTCCAAATGGTTCTCTCTCAACAACAATATAGTAAGGAGTAACAGAGATTCTTGGTAGAGAAACAACTTTTACAAATTCAACATTGCTACCAACGAAGGTTGTGTTGTATCTTAAGTTAGTAATACCATAGTTGTCATATTCAGCTCCACTAATGACCTGCTGATATAACTGGAATTTAATACCTGATACTTGTGCATCAATGGGTACATCAATGTTTAAAGTGGCATAGTTCTTAGTTTGATCAACCCATCTTACAAATGTTGGCCAAGTTGATGGATCATTATCAGTTAGATCAGTTGGTGCGATAAATCCAATTGAAGTCCAATTAAGTCCATTATCAGTAGAGTAGCGAACTTGCAATCCTTCATTAAGAGCATCTGGAATTTCGCCACCATTAGAACCATTACCAACATAGACATCAAGTTCAATATTGACAACTGGACCGTTGCTATTCAGATATGAAGCATCTAGTTCTGTAAATGTAACAGATCTTGGTCCATTATAGTTGTTCGTATTTGTAGTATAGAATCCAAGATACTTACCACCATGATTAAATCCACCACTATTTCCAGATCCCGTTCCATTGAACTTGATTTCTACTCCACCTTCAAGACTTTCAATAATTCCCTGAGGAGCATTACCATCTGTATAAGTTGAGAAGTTTGTCTCATCAACAGATGCAACGTTGGAGTCTGGAGAATCAAGAAGAAGGATATCATTTTCTTGGAAGTATGGATTGCCATTAGTATCCAGTGCCTCTCTTAAGAGTGGTAGGTAGTATTGGTTACCAGTTAGTGCTGGTAGTGTCTGAGGTTCAATCTCAGGGTTACCACCGATATTGGTAATTTCCTGCTGATAATTAACACCACCCCAGTTGCCACTACCAACAGTGTCAACCTCATTGTATTCTGAGTCTCCGCTAACAAATCTTTGAACATCAATTAGATCAACATTGCTGTTGAATAAGTTGTTGCCAAGAATACCAGTTACATGAGCAATTCTATTGCTTCCTGCTTGTGCTCTTTCTGCTACAAAGGAGTAAGATGCAAATCCACCACACATAGTGAGATCAGAGTTGAATCTTGCCGAAGAATCAACAACTAAGTTGTTTCTAATTCTAGTGCTGCCACCCTGACCACCAATAGTAATCTGTGATGCATTAGTAGCAAAGTCTAGGACTGAAGTTGAACTATTTCCACCAAAAAACTCAACGGTTCCTGCGGTAGATGTCAATCTAACAGTATCAGTTAATCCTCTTCTGGTTCCTAACTGGAAATCACCAGCAGTCTTAAATGACTTAGTATCAATCTGAGTAAATGATAGTGATTCGTTGTTGTTATATGCACCACCGATAGTGATTTTAGAAATATTAGATCCAGTATCTGGAGTATTTCCAATCCAGATGTTGCTATGCAAAGATGCATTGCCAACATAGATGAATTGATCCTCGGTTGAAGTGTTGAGTAGGTTTAGAGTTCCTACCTTGTTACCAACATTGAGTGTGCCAACAAAAGGTGTATCTGTGAATAGATTTACAGTTCCAGTTGTCTGTGAAGTTCTAACTTCAGCAACTGTACCATCATCACCATTGACTTCAATGTCGTGCTCAAAGCGAGCATCATCTGTAAATCTAGATGTGCCATCAACAACTAATGCTCTGTCTAATTCAGTATTGGTTACATTAATACCAACACGACCACCGTTTGTGGTTGCAACGCGAAGTGTTGCTTCATTATCTGGGGTTGCACTGTCTCCACCAACTAGTAGTGCATTGTCTTCAGCAACCTCAGTTCTGTTAGCATATACACTATGATCAAGGAAGTCCGAAATGGTCTTACCACTAATGAATGCAGTACCAACAACGTCTAAGTTTGCACGTGGATTAGTATTTACATCTGTCCATGCAGTTTGATAAGCATCATGTTCTGCTCTTGCTACAGTGTTAATACCAAGTCTAAAGTCACCAATTGTTCCAGTTGTAGTTCTAATTGACTCCGCACCAAGAACACCAAACTCCTTCCAAGAAGAGTTGGAGTACTCCATTCTCACATTTGGATTAATAGAATATTCAGTAGACCAGAGTCTTGGGTTGTCATTGGAAACATTACCTCTGTTCTCAACCAAAGCAATCTGGCAAGATTGTGCAGCAGGATTAAATCCATTTGTGATAATCTGCCAGGTTCCATTGAATCCAGAATCACTATAGTTGCTAATTCTGATTTGTGATCCGCTAGTTACACCAACCTGTTCGTTGTTGAGACTGCTGCCCCAGTTGATTGTAATGACAGTGCTGCCATTCATCTGGAAGTTAGAAATGTTCGCAGTTGGAACAACAGCGAAGAAGTTAGCGTAGATCCATCCGAGTGAACCAGTTTTGCCTACCTCATTGCCCTTGAGCAGCATATCACCTGCTTTAGGACCACCAGCATTACCGTATTGAACTGACTGTAGAGAATCAAGAGATGTTCCAAGACCAGTGCTATACAGTGATGTCTGGTTTGGTGTCATGTTGGATCCTTCAGAACCAACTACATGGTTCTGAATCTTATATCCTTGAGCGGCACCATTTGAACCGCGTGGATTAAAC